ATGAAGGCGAAGGTGTCCGACGAGCCAGACAGCGGCTATTTGCGCCTCGAACAGCAGATCGGTTGGTACGACAGCAAGTCCGGCTCTGCTCAGCGATTGTTCAAGCAGACAAAGATCTTGCAGGTGGTGGTGACCGCCCTCGTACCTCTAGCCGCCTATCTGCACGAGCCCTGGCTGACGGCCGCCATGGCGGGTCTTCTGCTCGTGATTGAGGCCATGCAGCAACTCAATCAGTGGCAGCACAACTGGATCACCTATCGCTCCACCTGCGAGGCGCTTCGGCATGAGAAATACACCTATCTCGGTCGCGTCGGGCCATATGACGTCGACGACGCCACGGCGAAGAGACTGCTAATCGAGCGAGTGGAGAGCCTGATCTCGACCGAGCACTCGAAATGGGTCGGGCGCCTGCAGAACGAGAAAACGTCGGGGCAAGCCTAGGCGCCCGCGAACCCGGTTCGCCACCACCTTGCGCGCCGCCCGCTCTCCGCCCACGTCTCGCCCATGGCTGACGATCCCGGTGTTCCACTGCAGCACTATCGCGACGAGCACCCTGGAACCGGCGTGCGGTTCTACTGTGGCGCCTGCGCCGCGTCGCACGATGTGGCGATCGGCCTGGTGATCGAGCGGCTTGCGGCGCGTGGCCTGGGTGACGCGACGACCGGTATCCGCGCCGTCGCGGCGCTAGCTGATCACCCCTGTCGGCGCTGCGGCAAGGTGCGGTGGCAGACCGCGCCGGCCTTCCAGTTGACGCCGAAAGCCCAGCCCTAAAAACGCAAAAACTGCGTATCGGCTGTTGACCGACACGCAGTTTCTGCGTATAAAAATCTTGTTCGGTGCTCCCGCCGAACGACCACAGGAGAGAAGAATGAAGCATCGCTTCAAGCTCCAAATCCGGTGGCTAGGTCTGAGACTGATCCTCTCGCTGACCTACTAACCGGGGGTGGGGTCGGGAAACCGGCCTCACCTTCCGGGAGGGAGAATAGGACGAGAGGGGTGAAAATTCAATGTCTCCAGAACACCTGAAGGATTTCCGCCGCACCTCCGGCCTCACACAGGCCCAAATGGCCGATCAGCTCGACATGAGCCACCGCGCCTATCAGGACCTCGAAAAGCCCGGTGCCCGCATCCGCGGCGTCTACGCCCTGGCGATCCTCGGTTTGAGCCTTCGACTGGCGGTCGAGCGCGGCGACACCAGGATCATGACACCCGAGGCCGTCTCGCTCGTAACCGACCTTCGACCGCTACTGTCGGCAGAGGACCTGGCGCGGGCCGACTATGCGGGCGTTGTGGTCTTCACGCCGGAAGAAGCTGAATACGCCCAGGCTATGGAGACGGCCCTGCTGACGCCGCTCACTCACGCCCAGAAGGCCCGTCTCGTCGCCGCATATCGGGAAATGAGGCAGTGGCACGACGATCAGGACGCCTGAACGCAAAACGCCCGCCGGGGTCGCCGGCGGGCGTCTGCAGCACGATCGAGGGCGGGCGCCGGTCAGCTCCCCCAGCCGCCCTTGCCGCCCAGCCGGACGGCCGCCCAGATGATCGAGCGCCGCCACGCCGACACGCCGAGCGAGGCCATCGCCTGATCGAGGATCTTGTCAGCCTGGGCGCGCTTGTAGATCCGCCCGTCCGGGAGCTTTCCGGTGAGGGTGTAGAGGTAGTCGTGGACCACAGCGGCCTTGGCCCAGGGGCCGGCCGGACTGAAGCCCAGCGACCAAGCGAACTGCGGAATGCTCGCCAGGTCGGTCGTATAGCCGGCCGGAACCTGGATCACGTCGCCCGACCCGAGCTCGCCGGCGACGTAGATCAGCGCCGACGTCAGCACCCACAGGCACCGCCCCTCGCGCATGACCGGACGGCCGCGCGCGTCCTCCAGCGCCTGCAGCCCGAGGTGGGCGATAAATTCGCTCACGGCGCCGGCGCGGCCGGCGTCGCCACGACGGCGGCGATCGGCGTCGAGTGCGGCGGGCAGGTCCGCTCCAGGTAGACGTTGAGGTTGTTGCCGCCGAGGCCGCCCAGGTTGCCCTGGATGCGGTCGGTGTGGCCGCAGTTGGGATCGCTGGCGATCGCCTTGAGCGTATCGGCGAGCTGCGAGCCCGAGCCGCCCGTCAGCGACGAGACGCCCGCGCAGCCGGACAGCAGGACACAGGCGAGCGCGCAGCCCGCCAGGAGGATGATCTTCATGGGTTCAGTCTCCGCTAGGCGCGCGCGATGGCGCTGGTGGCGAGCGCCAGGAGGCGGGCGCGGTCATCCGCCCCGTTCTGGCCGCCGTTGATGCGTTCGGTGATTTCGAGCTGGTTGCCGGCGTCGGCCAGCTGGTTCAGCCCGTGGTCGACCCAGAAGGCCGCCGCCGCCCGCGCGCCGATCGCCGGCGTCGCCAGCTGGCCAGGATCGGCCACCAGGTCGAGGCCCAGGCGCTTGCCGGCGGCGACGTAGTTGGCCCGGCCGGTCGTCTGCAGCACGCCGCGCCCCCGATAGAGCCAGCCGTCGCCCGGCTTGCGGTTGCCGAGGTTCAGCGCGCCCCACTGGCCGCCGTAGACCAGGTTGGCGATCGCCGGCTGATTGGCCTTCTGGGTCGGCGCCGCGGCGGGGCCGATGCGACCGAGGCGGCGGCAGTCGGTGGCGCTGATCCGCGCCCGCGAGAAGGTCGCCAGCAGCCCCTCGGCGCTGTAGTTCAGGCTCTCGCTCAGCCGCGTGAAGCCGGCGCTTTCATGGGCGATCTGCGCCAGCCAGGCAGCCGCCCGCTTCGGCGTGTCGATCCCGAAGTCGCCCGCCGCGGAGTTCAGCACGCCGGCCCAGATGCGCGCGTCGCAATTCGGCGCGACGGCCGCCACCTGGGCGGCGGAGAGGACGGCGGAGGTCAATGCACCCCCCAGATCCTGAGCGCTGCCCGCAGCCAGTCCGCCGCCGCCGGCGACACCGCCCCAACCCCGGTCAGCACCAAGGGGATCGACAGCAGGATCTTGACCCGATGCTTGACCACGAAGCCGCAAAGCTTCTTTTGCGCTGCGTCGAGATTGGTGATCGCGTCGACCGCCGGCGAAACCGTTTCGCGAGCGAGCTTGAGCTCGTCCGCCAGCCGCGCGATCTGCGCCGTCTGGCGGTCCATGGCCGCCACCTGGGCGCAGTCATTCGCCACCGCCGCACCGCCGCGTCGTGGATATTCGGACAAGGGCTTGCTCGCCACGACGCGGGGTGCGCGCATGCTTGGGTACTCACTTTCTGGACTGAACAGGGGAGTTGTGGGCCATGGACGGGCGGGCGATCCGCTACGGTGAAGTTTAGAACTTGCGAACCGCCGCCATCTGGCGTTGTCATCCCGCGCATGAACTCGATGAGCGCGAAACCAGAGTCAAAGTGGACCGAGATCGACGGCCTGCGCGCCCTCGCCGTGTCTGGCGTGATGCTCTTGCACTGGGGTCCCGCGTGGGTCGGTCGGCTGCACCTTGGCGACGGCGGCGTTCGGCTGTTCTTCGTGATCAGCGGCTTCCTGATCACCGGCATCCTACTGCGGGCGCGCGCTCGGATCGAAAGCGGCGGCGCGGGCTTCGGCGACGAGATGAAGACCTTTTACGTGCGACGGACCCTACGGATCTTCCCGCCCTATTACGCCGTCCTGTTCATCGTCCTAGGGCTGGTGCTCGCCGGCTATATGACTGCGCCCAGCCTTGGCGCCCATTTCGCCTATCTGTCGAACTTCTGGGCCTACCGGCACAGCCTTCCGAAAGTTGGCGGCCACTTCTGGTCGCTCGCCGTCGAAGAGCAATTCTACCTGATCTGGCCCGCGCTCATTTTACTCACGCCGCGGAAGGCCATGTTGCCGCTCATCCTGGCGGTGATCGTTACGGGGCCGGCGTTCAGGCTGCTGGTTCCGGCTGGCGGCGTGCTGCTTCCCGCCAACCTGGATCTTCTTGGGATCGGGGCCCTGCTGGCCTTGGCGACGCAGCGCGGCCGCCCCCTTGTCTCGGCGGAAATCATCGTCTCCGGCGCGCTCGGCGTCCTGATCCTGGCCGGCGGCCTCATGCTCGGCGGCCCGTTCGCTCGCGCGGGCTTCAACCTCGGGGTCGGCGTGGCGAGCTTCGCGATCTTAGGGGCGATCGTCTCAATCCCTCACCCGCGAGGGCTGCAATGGCTCAACTGGTCGCCGCTGCAGTATCTCGGACGGATCTCGTATGGCGTCTACCTCTACCATCCGTTCGTCGCCTGGGGTGTTGACGCGGCGACGGGCGACCGCCTGGCGCAGTGGCCGCGGATCGCCGCCTGCTTCGCCGCCACTGTGGTGGTCGCTACGCTATCCTGGCGCTTCTTCGAGCAGCCCATCCTCCGCCTGAAAGACCGCTTCCAATACGATCGAGCGCGCCCAAACCAGATCCCAGCGCAGAGCGAAGCCGCGGCGTGATGAGATTGCCCGTCGCTGGCTGGCGGATGGTCGAGTCCTTCTTCGAGGCGCTGATGGACGAGCACTTTCGAGATCGCGGGACCAGCCGCATGCTACTGTGTGACGCCTGCTTCAAGGCCCGCCGCGACGACGCCGAAAACCTCTGCGAGCCGTGTGCATCGCAGAGGTTTTCGATCTAACGCGGCGCGAGGGCTACCAAGTCCAGAGCCCGCTACCGTTCTTCCCGGTCGGAGGCGTCAGCGTCCGCAAGAACGCGGCGAAGCGCCGGGCGACCATGCCGTGGCCGTTGCCGAGCATGTGGACCCCGTCGGTGTCATTGCACGACGAGTTTCCGGTTGGCAGAGAGATGTTGAGCACCAGGCCGGTTCCCAGACCGGGATTGAGGCCGGATCCAACACTGGAAATCGGCGTCAGCCCGGTCAGCGGACCCGGCACGTCGTGCGGCGAGAACATGAAGCCGCGCAGGGAGGTCAATGCAGTTACAACCCCGCCCGTTTGCACGACCTGGCCGATGATGTCGTAGGGCAGTTCCAAAAGTTCGCTGGAGATATATCCAGACCCGCCGCTGGTGATGACGAAGGCGGCCGACAAGATGTCGTAGAGGTCGTTGGCCCAAAGCCCGGTCGGGGCGGCCAGGTGTCCGGCCTCAAGATCTTGCGCCAGATCGAATAGGATCGCCCCCGGGCCGGTCCCCGCCGCATGATCAGCGCGCAGCGCGGCATGGAACGCCTGGCGCTCGGTGCCGGCCGCGGTGTTCGCCGGTGCCGTGTTGCCGGCGTTGGTCCGCGGCGGAAGCGTCGTCCGCGCGTATTTCATCCCACGCGCTTCGACGAGGCCCTGCAGCGTCTGGCAGTAGGTCCGCATCTGGGCGGCCGTCGTATTGTTTGGCCAGTCGTTCGTTCCGAGGCTGTCGAGGACGTGGGTGTAGCCTTCCAGCTGCGCTTGATCGAGCTTCTGGATCAGGCGGTTGCGGTTATTCGCCGTCGCGGCGACCAAGCCGTTGAGCGATCCGCCGCTGGAGTTCCAAGGGACTACCGGTACGCGCGCCAGGACCGCGCCCTTGGCGGACCAGCCGACATGTTTGCCGGCCGTTTCGTTGGCGCCATCGTTGCCGATGCTGTCGCCGATGTGCATGACCGCGACGTGCGGCGTACTCACCGTGCCGGTCAGGGTGACGACCGGCATCGGCTGCCAGCCGGCAACGTTGTCAGTGGTCGTCAGCGTTCCGCTCATGACCATGTTGGTCGTGCCCTGGGCAGTGGGGGAAACCAGCGCACCTTCGCTGGCTCCGGTCGGGTTGAGCGTGCCTGCAAGCGGGATGTGAGCCGGGAAGATCGCCCCGTCCCAACTCCACCGATATCGCACCAGGAGCGGTTGGTCCTTCCACAGCAGCTCCGGATTGGTCGCGATCGTCGGCGGCGTGATGGCGCTGAAGTTGTGCTTGTCCGTCGAGATGAACAGGCCATCGGTGACGGCGCCGAGGTTCGCACCCCCAAAGGTCAGGCGCTCGAAGATCCCGGCGTTCCGGTCCCAGATCGAGGCCTCGACCGTGGCGTCTCCGACGCCCGTCCATACGAAATCACCGCCGCCGTTGATGTGGCCGTTGAGCCACGTCAACTGCCAGTCGGTCGCCGCCTTGACGGGGTGAAGCTGCATAGACGTCATCAGGCTGCGAGAGCCGGAGCCCAGGGCGTCTTCACGCGAATTGAGGCCCGTGCGAACCCCGATGGGTTGGCGAAAGCCCACGCTCGAGGTCGTGACGCTGAAGGTGTCGGACACGCCGCCGATGGCCAGGGTGGCCTCGACCACCGCTCCCCCGACCGCCGACGCCGTGGTACGCACAGTCACCGCGTCGCCATTGACCACGGTCCCCGAGGTGGTCGTGTAGGCCCCGGAGTTGATCTTGTAATCTCCACCCGAGATCGAGATCGCTGAGGGGCCGTCGATGCCCGAGACCGTGATTGTGGAGGTCTGCGTCGATCCAGCCACCGCGCTCGTCACGTCGGTGAAGGCAAAAGCGTCGGGAACCGTGTCCGCCATGAGCGGCCGGATGAGGATATCCCCGATCCGCATCTCCTTGCCGATGACCTCGGGCGGCGGTTGTGTGCGGTCCTTCGTGCCGTCCCCAGCGTCCCAGTGCGTCTTCAGCGAAAAGTCGCTGTAGACATACAGCGGCGTGCTGCCGAGCGCGTTCGTCACGCGGCGCTTTTCGGCACCGTTGACGTACCAAATGAGCTGGGTGGAGGTCTTGACCAGCTTGTAGTTGTTCATCGCCGTCGGGTCGTACCCGCCCGACATCGTCACCGCGCCGGTCGTCGAGCCGCTCACATTGCTGCCGACCTGACTTCCCCCGATCAGCTGGTTCATCAGCAGCTCATAGGGATGGTCCGATAGCCACTCGACGATATCGACTTCTTTCGCGGTGGCCTGGTCGTAGAGCCAAAATGCGCACTTCACGCCGGGCAGGAAGTTGCCGGCCCCATCCTTGATGGCCGGGAAGGCGATGTTCGCTTCCCAGGTTCCTTCAACCTGCGTGCAGATATGTTCGCTGCTGACCACGCCCGTGCCGAATTGATACGGCGTGTTGTAGGCGACCATCGGAGCGAGGTTGCCCGTGTAGCCGTCAGTCGGGTTCCAAGGGCTGTTGAACTTGGCGCCGGTCTTCCCGGTCAAATCCATGCAGGTGATGATCAGGTCGCCGTTGTCGACCGAGTAGGGGTTCACGCCGTGGAAGGTCGGATCCAACCAGAGCTGCCACTCCCACGGCTGACACCGACCGACGGCCGGGTAGCCATAGAGGGCCGTCTGGTCCTCATTGGTCGCCTCGGCGTTCATCCACTTCGCGCCGGTGTTGGTGGGGGTCCACCAGTCGGGGACGCCGTTCGCCCACGTCTCGCGCAGGGAATAGGTCACCGCACCGTCAGCGCACGACAGGCCGAAGTCGGTCGATTTCGATGTGACCAAGTCGGCGGCAGTCTCCGTAACGGTATAGAACGTCAGACTGGGCGACGATGCCGAAAGGCCCACGATCAGCTGATCTTGCGCACCGTTGAAGGTCACACGGCCGTCGTTCGGACTGATCGTCAGCGTCGATCCGACGGTTTTGCCGGTGATGTTGCCGATCGTGGCTCCCGACGCAGTGGTCGTGGTGAAGCTGTTGGCGCTGATCTTCAGCGTGTTGAGAACGACCGGCGCAGCCACCGTCGTCACCGTCACGCTGTCGGTGACCGTTCCCACGGTGAACGAACCGCTGATCGGCGTCGAATTGCTGGCCGACGAGTGGATCTTCACGCCGATCGTGTTGCCGACCACGGCGTTGCCGGGCGCCTGGCTGTAGGCGCCGCCATTGATGTTGACCTGCACCGCGCCGGTCGCCGTGACCGCGCACGGGGCGTTCACGCCGGCAAGCGTGAAGCTGTAGGTAAAGTCGCTGTCCAGCGCCGCGCCGGTGACGTCGACGAAGTCGAAGGCGTTCGGCGTAGTGTCCGACGCCAGCGTCGTCACCGTAATGCTGTCGGTGACCGTGCCGACCGTGAAGGTCCCCGAAACCGGCGTGCCGAAGCTCGACGACGAGTGCAGCTTTACCGCGATGGTGTCGCCCAAAACGGCGGCGCCCGGCGATTGACTGTAGGCCCCGCCGTTGATGCTGACCTGAGCCGCGCCGGTCGCCGTCACCGTGCAGGGCGCATCGACGCCGGCCAGGGTGAAGCTGTAGGTAAAGTCGGTGTTCAGCGCCGCGTTCGACACGTTGACGAAGTCGAACGCGTTCGGCGTCGTGTCCGGCGCCGGCGCTGTGCTGACCGCCGTTCCGCCGACCGCCGGCATGCTGCGCCGCAGGGTGAGGCCCTGTCCCAGGTCAATGGTCCTAGGCATAGAAGACCACGTTGAGCTTGGCCGTCGCGGCATCTTGGATGAACTTCAGCGCCGTCAGGTCGCCGTCGTAGAGCAGTTCCTTGCCGAGCGGGATTTGCATCCCGACACCCGCGGCGGGGCTGCTCCCGTCGTCGCGCCACCGCACCTGCTGGCCTTCTGGCTGGATCACCGCATAGCGCGCGCCCGTGGGGATGGTCCCCAGGCCGACGGCCGCCGTCAGGTTGGTGATCTGAACATAGCCCTTGGGCGTCGCCTGGGCGGTCATCGCCGTCAGGGCGTCGAGCATGCCGTCGGCTGTCGTGCCCGATGTGTTTCGGGAATAGGCCATCGCGGCCTCCTGACTGTGAAGGTGGGCGGAAGGGTTCGAGGTGTCGGATTTCGCGAACCGGGTTCGCGAGCGCGGGCGCTAAAGCGTGAGGGCGTCGGCCGCGCGGAAGAGGTCGTCGAGCTGGTCGTCGTCGTAGCCAAGGACGGCGGCGATGACGGCGAGCACTTCGCTGTCGCGCCAGATCTTGTCGGTCTTGGCGTAGATGATCTTGTGCGCGCGCGGCGTCGCCGGGTCGGCCATATAGGCGTCAACCGCGTCGAGCTGCCCGGCCGCGTCTAGGACGAGCTGGGCGCGCATGATGCTGACGCTGTCGGGCACAGGCGGCGGACCAGGCGGCGGGTCAGGGGCGACCACAAACCCTTGCCCGGCATAGCCAAGCGCCGAGTCGACCCACGAAAGATCCACCAGGCTCTCCGGGGCCAGGCCGTCCAGCTCCGCCGGAAGCGGTCCAGGATCGCCGATGGGCGTTTGGTCCGAGACGTGGAGCCGCTGATAGTAGGTCACAGGGAAACACCTTCGATCACCAGGATCAAGACGACGCCGCCGCCGCCCGCGCCGCCGATCGCCGTCGCTTCACCGCCGCCGCCGCCGCCCGCGCCCAAGCCGCCCGCCCCGCCGCTGCCGGCGCCATTGCCGCCATTGCCGCCATTGCCGAGACCCAGGAGGTCGAGAAGGTCGCCAAGCGACATATCAGAGAAGCCGGCTGGCCCTCCGCCTCCCCCGCCGGCCGAACCGGCCGCACCGCCGAGGCCGCCGAAGGCGCCCGGATCACCCGGAAAGCCGTTAAGACCGCCCCGGCCGCCCCGGCGGTGGAGATCACCTCCAGATGGCCCCGGACCACGCGCGCCGGCGGACTTGCCGCCCGGCGCGATCATCGTGCGGCCCGCCACCCTCACGACAGTGTCCTGACCATCGGTGCTTGCCGTGACACCCTGTGCGACAGCGACCTGGAATGTCGTGTTCGGGTTCACCGGCACGGCGGCGAAGAAGGCGTCGCCGCCGTCACCGCCGACACCGGCGTCGCCGGCGCTGGTCACCCCGCCGGCCGCGCCGCCAACCGCGAAAACCAGCGCGACGCCGGTGACGCCAGGCGTGTAGGCCGCCGAGGCGGACGTCAGGCGCCTTGCGCGCGCCCACGGCGGCCGCGTCTTGGAGCCGCCCATCGACTGCCCCAGCAGCCCGCGCAACCGGCCATTGGCGTCCATCTCAGTAGTCCGCCCACTCGACTTCGGCGTTGATCTGCACGCCGCCGACGCCGACAGCCATGAACAGCTGTTCGTTCGGCGCCAGGATCAGCGGATAGGCGTCGGAGAAGCCGAAGTCGGTCTGCGGGGCCTGGGTGGTTTGGGCCATGGTGTAGGCGGCCATCAGGGCCGAGTTCACGAACCGCTTTGTGGTCCCGCCATCGGTCGAGCGGAACAGCTGCAGCTGGGTCGCCGTGACGGTGGCGCAAGGGACCGCCTTGAGCTTGGTCAGGCGACCGCCGCTCGCGCCGGCCGTCAGGAGCTGGGTGGTGTTCGTCGGCGCCGTGTAGTTGGTGTTCGCCGTGGTCGAGAGCGCCACATTCGCCGCCCTCGGCGTCTGCGGCGTGACGATGGAATTGGACGTGGTCATGCGTTGAGCCTCTTAGAGAGCGACGGCGAAGGCGATGGCGAGGGCGGTGGACTGCGCCGGCGGCGTCGTCTCGAACACGCCATCGAAGATGATCCAGTCGGTGAAGGGGCCGCCAGGCGCGGTCACGGAGGTGACGTTCACCGTCAGGGTGTTCGAGGCGTAGCTTGTCGTGACCCCGTACAGCCGCATGTTCAGGTCGCCCTTGCGCACCGCCGCCACGGCCTGGCCACCCCCGGGCGCGAAGGCCCGGCCGGTCTCATTGAGCAGGAACGCCTTCGAGCCAGGCGCCGCCGAGAAGCTCGACGAGCTGGTCGCCACATAGGACAGAGCGCCGACCGCTGCGGCGGCCGAGGTCGCGGCGGCGGCTGCGTTGGCGGCAGTCGCGGCAGCGTTAGAGGCGACTTCACCGGCAACGATATTCGTCGCACCGATCGACGCGTTCTGTTCGTCGACCATGTCCGGCAGGGCGCTCAGGAAAGCGTCACCGCGCGCGTCGAAATCATCCGGATCCTCGGTCGTCGGAACCGGCGTCGGAAGAGGCGAGATGCTTGGAATCGTGGTCAAGGCTCAGACCTCTTCGAGATCCAGCTGCTGCTGGAAGTGGGTGTCGAGGTCGGCGGTGTTGCGCCAGACCTTGTAGATGCCGAGGATCAGGAAGGCCTCGAAATACGGGTCATCCACGTCGTCGATCGCCATCCAGAGCGCCGGGACTGCGTTGAGATCATTTCGCAACCGGCGAACGGCCGGCAGGATCTTCTTGGGCGCCCGCAGCGTCTGGCTGGTCTTCGGCACGGACCGGCGACGGACAAGTTCGCTTGAGCCATCGAACTTGCGATCGATGGTCGAGAAGTTGAGCGCGTCGTCTTCAGCGCCAAAGCCGACGTCGCCGATATAGACGTGCTGACCAATCACCACCCCGCCACAGCGGACGTCGCCCTGGGCGCGGGTAAGGGTGATATGGATCTCGGCGTCGGTGAACGGCGGAAGATCCTTGCGGCCCACCTCTCCGATCTGCCGGAATTTGCCGAAGAAGTAGGAATACCAGCCCGTGGTCGGACGGGTCACCAGCCGCCGGGTGTAGCTGTAGCGCACCACGCCGCCGCGGATGACCTCGATCGTCCCCCCGTCCGCGACCAGTTGCACCAGGCCGATCGCGTCGACCCGCTGGCCCGGCGCGATCACCACGGTCACGGGAGATGGCCCGATACTTTGGGTGTTGCGCAGAACGTCGAACATGGCCCAGCGGTTCGTCGGTCCGACGTCGATCCAGTTCGTTCCGTCGTCGATCGCCGGCGGATGCCCTGTGTTTCCGGCCAGCAGGCTCTCGAACGTCCGGTGAATGTGCGCCGTCGCCGTGTGGACGCCGCTTTGCGAGCCCGTGGTGACAATCGGGCGACCGCCGCGCTCGGCGGCGAGCTGGAAGCTGCCGGCCTGCGCCTTGACCACATAATAGATCCTGCCCGCGGTCAGGCCCGTCGGCAGGGCGCCGGTCGTGGTCAGGATGGTCGGCGTCCCCTCAGGGATCCCATGCGAAGCCCAGGTGACGACGCCCGGCGAGGCGATGCTAAGCGTGACGGTCGCCGAGGGCGCGCCGAGGATAGCCTGGTCGCCCTCGCCGTAGGTCGCCCCAGAGATCCAGACGACCTCGCCGACGCTAGGCTCGGCGATCGAACTCGACACAAGCATGGTCGGATCGATCGTGAAGGCCGCGCCGACGGCGAGTTGATCCGCGGTCAGAGGCGGGATGACGTCCATCAGGCGGCCACCGTGACGAGAGCCGATCCGCCGCGCGTAACCTGCATCAGAAGGTCGTGCTGACTGCGCGTGAAGCGGGCGACGTCTTCGAGCTGCCGGGCCTGGGCGGCGACCGCACGGCCCAGCACGCCCATCCCCTTCGCCATGGCGCCCATGCTGTCCCCGTGGCTGACGTTGACGTATTCACTGGGCGAAACCGCGAGCTGCGCGAGCCTGCTGTCCGTGCCGCCCAGGCCGCCGACCTGGAAGCCGCCGCCGGTGGCGAAGTGCGGCACGCCGATGGCGTTGTCGTTCGCGACCGAACCGCCACCGTTGAGCAGCTGCTGACTGACGAGGGCGGCCTGCAGCGCGCCGATCGCCGATGCGACGCTGAGCACGCTGGCGTTGACCTCGATCAGGCCGGAGACCTGGGCGTTCAAGGCGTCGAGCTGCGACTGCGCCAGGTTCACCTGGGCGTCCGCCGCCGCGGCGCCGGCCTTCACCGCCGCGCGGACCTGCCCCTGGATCCGGGCAAGCTCGGTCTGATCCCGCGCCCCCGCCTTGCCGGCGTCGAGCAGGGCCTGCCCGGCGTCCTGCAGCTTGGCGAGGCTGGCGGCGTCGGTCTTGCCGGCGACGGCGCGGAAGGCGGCCTGAGCCGCGGCCAGCGACGTTTGCGGCGAACCGCCCGCGCGCAGGCTCTCGTCGAACTTGCGCAGGCTGTTGGCGACCGAGGAATACTCGCTGATCGTATCCTTCAGCGTCGAGACCTGGCCCTCGTAGGCGGCCTTGAGATCATCCCTCGCCTTGGAGACCGCGTCGGCCGCAGCCTGTTGACGCTCCGCCGCGCTGTCGATCGCGTCGGAATATTTGGCGAGCACCTGGTCAAGCTCCAGCCCCTCCAACTTGGAGAGCTGGGCGCTGACGGAGGCGAAGAGATCGGCGGTGATATAGCCGGCGTCCAGGGCGGCCTTGACGCTGTCGCGCCGAGCTTCCTGCGCCGCCTTGAGCTGCGATTGGTCATAGGCCTTCGGATCGACGATCTGCAGGATCGCATCGCCGATCTGTTTCGGGATGTCCTGGGCCGCTTGGTAGTTCTGCAGGGCGGCCGAGATGTCGTCGAAGCCGGCGCCGGCCGCCTCCATCGAGGTCACGAGCTGCTTTTGCGCGTCCGAGACAAAGGTCGCGCCGTCGAGCACCGCGCGCAGCGCCGTCTCGGCCGCGGCCTTGCTATCGCCGACCGCGCTGCGCAGCTCCGCGCCGCTCGACAGGAAGATGTGCGTCAGGTCGCGCGTGCCAATGTCGATCGACTTGATCGTCGTGCCGAGCGAGAGGCCGAGCGACTTCAGCAGCTCCTGGCCCTGAACGATCGCGTTGCCCGTGCTTTCGGCCGCGCTGCTGGTCTCGCTGGTGCGCTTGTTCCCCGAGAGCGCGACCGTCTTGCCATTAATGGTGGCGATCGCGCCATTGTTCGAGGGCTTGCCACCGAGCAGCGATCCGAGCCCACCGATGATTGCGCCAGCGACCGCACCCCACGGGCCGCCGAGCGTCATACCGATCTGCGCACCCTGCGCCGCCCAGCTCAGCGCCTTCCCGGCCTTGCCGCCGATCGCCTTACCGACACCGTCGACCAGGCCAGCAACCGACGAAACCTTATCGGCCGCAGTTCCGCCGGAGCTGAACGCCGCCTTGAGGCCATTGATCGCCTGCTTGAGGTCATCGAACAGCGACAGCCAGTCGCCGCTTTTGAAGGCGTCGGCCATATCCTGAACATTGTGCGAGGCTTCGCGGAACGCGTCGGCGAGCGAGTTCTGGCGCTCGATGACCTTGGCCTGGGCGCCATAAAGCACGTCGAGCTGGTCGAGTCGGTCCTGCGCCTTTTTGCGTTCATCGACGCTCAGGCTCTCGTCCTTCGCCTGGGCTTCGAGCTGCTTCTTTTCCGCCGCCTTCTGCAGGGCGAGCAGGCGTAGCTCCGCGTGACGCCGGGCGATCACCGTATCGGCGAGCGCGCCCTGCGCCTGGGCAAGGTCGATCTGCAGCTCGAGCGCATTCTGCTCGCGTTCAACTGCCTCCTTGGCGATCGCGACGCGGGCGTCGTGTTGCGCCTTCTCCGTCTCGGCGGATTGCGCCGAGGCCTGGGCGGCGATCACTTCCTGACGATAGGCCTCGGTGATGTCGTCGGCCGCGAACTGCTTATCGAGGCTCGCCTTGAGCTGGTCGCGGTCGATCTTCTGAGCGTCGGCCAGCGCCTGCAGCTCGATCGCCGCACGGGCCTGCGCCGTGCCGGCGAGCTGGGCCTGTACGCTGGCGATCTGTTGGCGATAGCCACCAAGCTCCGCTTCCTGCGACGCCGCCTTGGCCGCGAGGTCAGCCTCCTTCTCGCGCGCGATCAGGATCTGCTTTTCAACCGACGTGCGGTTGTTGAGCGCGATCGCCTTGGCAGCGGCCGCCTGGGTGATCTTGCCGGCGTTGGCGTCGTCCTGCAGCCGCTGGTTGGCGGCAGCGGTTTCCTGCCGGACCTGGCCGGCCTTGAGCGCCGCCAGGCGCTCGATGTCGCCCGTGAGCGACATGCGGGCGTCGAGTTCGGCCTTGGTCGCGCTCTCGATCGCCGCGGCGCTGGCCTCGGCGACCTGGGCGGCCTTGTTCGCGCCGCTGCTGCTGTGCGGCGGAATGAGCGAGGTTCCCGACGGCGCGGCTACGCCGGCGCTGGCGGCCGCGGCGGCCTTGTGTTGCTGGCGCTGATTTTCGATCGCCTGCAGCTCGGCGACCTTGTTGTCGATCGCGAGCTGAGAGACGCCCGACCCGTTGAGCTGCGCCTTCTTGAGGATCAGCAGCTCTTTGGAAACGGTCTGAGCGCGAGCGTCGAGCCCAGCCGCCGACTTGTTCTCGACGATCGACAGCTGATCGATGACGCCGCGCAGGCCCTTCGCCATGTCGGCGACGAGGCCGGTCAGGCTCAGCAGCACCGGCGCGAGATCGACGAAGGCGCTGTGCAGCTGGACCCCGACGATCTGCTGCAGATCCTCGAACTTGTCGTTCGCTTCGCCGGCCTTGGCGATCAGATCGGCGTCCATGACGTAACCGACCTCGTGCGCCTTGGCGCGAAGCCGATCCATCTCGTCGACCCCGGCGCGGATCGCCGGCAGCATGGCGGTTAGGCCGAGCTTGTCGGCGATGGCGGCCTGTTCAGCGCTGGACTTCAGCGCGGCGATCTTGGCGATCACCGCCTGCAGGGCGTCTTCCGTCGTGGCGAACGACTTGGCGTCCAGGCCGAGCGCCTCGAACGGCTTGACCGCTTTCTTGGTGAGCTGCGCATGCGCCGCCCCGAAAGAGACAGCGAAGCTCTGCAGCGCCGCGTCCGCATCGGTGTACTCGCCGCCGAGCGAATGAACGGCGTAGCGATACTCCTGCAGGGCGTCAGTCGTGACCGCGAGCTTGGTGGCGGTGTCGCCGATCTCATCGCCGAAGGCGAGCGCCGAGCGGACCTGGGCGAGGGTTCCGACCAGGGCCGCGCCGACGCCGACGCCGATCAGGCCCATGCCCGTCAGCGCCGCGCCGAAGGTCCCCGCCTGCCCGGCCGCACCGCGGAAGTTGGCCTCTACGTCCTTCAGCCCGGCCTTGATCCCCTTGCCGATGTTCAGGGCGCCGGCGTTGGCGTTGGCGGCCGACCTCTTCAGGCCCGTCTCGAACTGAGCGCTGTCGAGACCCAGGACGACACTCAGAGAGCCGATCTTGCTGTCAGCCATGGTCGATCCTCCTATGCGTTCGGGGTTTTCGGGGGGGCCGGCGAACGAGCCGCGGCCTTGTCGCGGGCGACGATTGCGTTTTGCACCGCGCGCCATTGGCTCATGGCGTCGAACATTTCCTGGGCGGTCTGACGCCGCTCGGCCGGGGCCGGCTTGCCGTCGAGCATGGCCTGCAGCTTCTCGACCGCCAGGCCCTGGAAGTTGGCCGCCTGGTAGGCCTGGACGATGCGCTCGCGCCGCCGGCGGTCTTCCCGCTTCAGCGCCGCGTCGAGCGCCGCCTTCAGCAGCCGCGGGGTCTGCCGCCAGAACTCAGACGGCGGCCCGATCTCTAGCTCGCACCAGAGACCGAAGAGCCACTCCCAGTCCCATCCGCGACCGGCAGCGGAGGGTCCGCTTCGCCCGAGGCCGCCTCCCCGTCAGCGCCCGGCTTGGGGAAGGCCTTGTTCAGCGCATCGGCGATGTAGACGATGGCGCCGAGGATCCCCTGGCCGCCAGGTCCGAAGAAGGTCTGGCCGACGCCGAGCAGGGTCAGCTCCGGATGATGCTGCTGGAGGCCCGCCCAGAGCACCGCGCGCACGACGCGCATCTTGCGGCGTTTGGCGTTGAGCTGGGCGAGGATGTCCTCGACCGCCATGTCGAGCGCCTCTTCCGCCACGCACAAGGCGTCCACGTCGTAGACGAGGGTGAAGGTGTCGCCGCCCTGAGCGAACGACACCTCGCCTTTTACAGCGTTCCCCATGAGCTATCAGCTCCGGGTGATCGCGCCGGCGACCTTCAGGTTCACCGTCGCCTGAAGCTTGCCGTCGACCACGACATCACTGCCGCCGTAGTCCAGAACAAAGGCGCCGAAGGTGTCCTTCACGCCGTTCGGATAGGTGATCTCGACGTCGCCCGTGTCGCTGGTGGCGTCCCATTCGAGCAGATAGACGTCGGTGGGTGAGCCGGGGATATAGTTCATGTCCACCGGCATGGAGCCTGGATTGCGGAGGCCCTTGATGCTTTCCTTGGTGCGGTTCGGGCTCTTGAGGTGGGTGGCGTCGACCTCATCGCTGGTCAGCTTCGGCGGCGTGAACTTGGTCACCTCCGCCAGCTCGGTGCGCACGCCGCCCCGAATAACAACGACCTGGGCGCCGTAGCCCGTCATAGCTTGGGTCGCGACCATCTAAATGTCTCCTTCAGGCTTCGGAAAACCAGACCCGGACATCCAGGCTGGTGCGATTGAGTTGAGTGGAGCGACCGACACCCGGCGCGGCGCTCCGGAAGCTGTCGCGCCGGCGGGCCTGAACGAGGCCCGGCTGCGTGAACGGCGCCGTGAGGCCATCAAGGGCGGCGATGAACGCATCGGCGACGGCGCGGGCCTGCGGCCCGGTCGCGCCCCAGCAATCGGCCGAGGTGAGCGCCGCGGCGAACCCGGTTCGCCCCTTGAGGGTGTAGGACGGCGGACCGTCGATCAGGCGCAGCACGACGGCGGGCAGCAGCCCGCCCTCGTCACGCTCATCCCAGGTGATCCGGTCGCCGACGAGCGCGACCAGGCCGGCGTTGCGCAGCAGCTGCGCGACGTACTCCGCTTCCATGGATCAGCCCTTTGCGGCGATGCGGGCGGCCTTGCGCGCGGCGCGCTGCTTGGCCTTGTCGATCTCCGCGCCGAGCAGGCCGGCGACGGAGGCGAGCATCTCGTCTTTCCCACCCTCCCAGGCCCGCGTCATGTAGCGGAGAGCCGGGCTGCCGGGATGGTGGACAACCTTCGGCGCGACGAACTGCCCGGCCTCTTCGAAGGCCAAGCGACCGAAGCCGCCGCCGCGCTTGATAGTGATGTCGTGCGGCGGCGCGCCGAACTCGGCGATCATCGCCTGCGGATAGCCGCCGCCCGTCGGGCCCATGTACATGGTCACCGTCGAAGTCCGCTGGGTCAGCCCGCCGAAGCGGCCGGACTTCTGCTTTTCCGAAATGGCGATCGACGTCTTCAGGTCGCGCGGGGCATGGGTCGTCGGGTCATCCGGCGCGAGGCTGACCGCCTCGGCCTTCATCGGCTCCAGCGCCTGGCGCGCGACGCGCCGAAGCACGTTGCGACCGGTCGCCTTGGTCATCTCCGCCATCGAGGCTTCAAGTTCCTTCAGGCCGAGGACCTGGACCGAGACGCTCACGGCTCAGTCATTCCGCTTGGCGCCGGCGAACTGCAGCGCCTCGCGACGGCCGAGCTGGCGCAGGTCTGCGACGTCATAGGTTTCGCCCTCGCAGACGACCCGGCATTGCGCGGTGACGTCCGAGCGCCAGCGGATCTTGAAGAGCGTCGTCACCGTGGCCACGACCTCGCCGTTGGCGAGTTCCTTTTTGCCGGCGACGTCACGCTTCGAGCCCCAGACCTCGCCGAACTCGCACCAGTCCTCGACGGGCTCGTTCTCGACGCCCCTGCCGCGCACGAGGCGCTGCAGGCTCACGCGCCGATCCAACTCGCCCGCCGAGATCCAGGCCACGACGATTAGGCCGAGCGGCCGACGATGGTGATCGTGTAGTCGACGCCGGTTCCGGCGGCGCTGTTGGCGACCTTCAGCAGATCGCCCGTGCCGGCGACGACCGGCCAGGCGGGGTTCACCGGCGCGGCGAGGAAGGCGAAGCCGCCCGGCTTGACGACAAGCTTGTCGGTCACATCGCCGAACGGGCCGACGAAACCGTTGGTGGCGGCGCCGCCGACAACGACGTCGTTGGTATTGGCGGCCGATGCTTCGACCAGGATGCCGACGACCTCGACGAAGGTCAGGACTGCACCGAAGGCATCGCTCAGGCCGCCCGCCAGGTCGAGGTTCTCCGTCGCGGAGGCGGCCAGGGTGCGGGTGTCGGTGAACAGCAGATCCGCTTGCTTGGCGAGCGTGCCCAGCGAGAGCGCGACGCGGGCGCTCTTGTTCAGCGTCTGCACCGGCGCGGCGACGTCATTGACGCCGACGACGCTGCCGGTCAGGGAGGCGATCAGAGCAAGGTTCAAGGCGCTGGCAGGCACGGCGGCCTCCTTTGGTTAGGGATTGCAGGGAATGGTTTCGCGAACCGGGTTCGCGGACGCGGGTAACTCAGAAGAGGACGCGGTAGGCCGACAGCAGACGCTCGACCGTGGGGTTCACAACGACGGCCATGGCCGGCGCGATCTGCACCGCCTCGCGGTTGGCGTAGAGATCGCCGACGATCAGCTTGAGCGCGGCGACCAGGCTGGCGGGCACCGCCGCGGCGGTCGAGCCGAAGCCCGCCTTGAACGTGACCTTCACCGCGCCAGGCTGGCAGCGGTGGACCGGCCAGCACTTGCCCCAGGCCGGGACGATGCGTGCTGGGTCGGCGTCGAGGTCTACGACGTATTCCGAAGGATCGAGCGTCATCGTCGCGCCCAAGCCGTCGACATATTCGACGCTGTCGATGCTGCGGACCGGCCCCAATGGGACCTCGACGACGCGGCGCCCGTCGACGGAATGGAAGCTGTCGAGCGACAGGCGCCACGTCTGTTCGATCATGCAGACGCCGATCCCGCGCGGGCCGTCGACACAGCCGATCGCGGCGTCGATGGCAGCCTGGATCAGATCGTCCTCACGGGATCCATCGACCCGCAGATGCTCTTTGGCGGCCGCGAGCAACAGCGGCGCCACCGCCGGCGCGGCGACCCGCGTCAGGCGGTCCCAGCTCACTTACTACGAGCCGACTTGCGAGCGGCGGTCTCGACGCCAGCGTTCGAAGCTTGCGCGGTTTCGGCGAAGCCAGCCGCGATCAGGCGCTTCGCTTCGGCGGCGGGAACGTTGACGCGATCGCCAGGCGCCCACGAGTGAGCAGCGCCCACCATGGAGGTGAGGATCTTGACTTTCATGGGTGGAGGCTCCGCGAGCTGGTCAAGGAAGGGCGGCGGCGCTCGCGAGCCGCCGCCCACTTGGGTTCAGCGTCAGACGGCCCTTAGGCCATCTTGTAGTGCTTGATCGCCGCGGCGTCGGAGTACTCGCCGTCGACACGCATCCAGGCCATAAAGCCGACCTGAAGCTGGTCCGCGAAGCGCTCGTTCAGACGCATCATCTGCATCTGTTTCACCATGCGGACGGTGTACTTGCTCATGTCGCCGAAGATGGCGACCCGGTTGCCCGTGGCGATATTCGCCATGGCCTGGTTGAGGAAGTACGGCTTGTCGAGCAGGGTCGGCGGCGTGCCGTTCTTCACGTCGCCCATCGCCCACAGATAGTTGCCCTGACCGTCCTTCAGCTTGCGGACGGTCTTCAGGAAGCTGTCGTTGAACTGCCAGGCGCACTTGGGCGAGCCGCGATAGGCGGGGTCGACCGAATGGAAGACGTCGAACAGTTCGTCCGCGGCGATTGCGGTCGCCGAGGCCGCGGTCACGCCCAGGCCGGAGCCAGTGACGATCCCATTGGGTTGGCTGGTTCCCGTCCCCGTGGTCAGCTTGGCGTTAGCGCGTCGACCGAGGCGGTCGCCGAAGAGGTCGTCGAGCAGCGACTGCATCTCGAACGCCGAGTCCTGCAACAGTTCGAAGGACACCTTCACGATGCCGCTGTCATAGAGGTAGGCGTCGAGCTGACGCTGCCCGAAGGTCACGTCCTGGTCGGTGGCCGCAGCGTTTTCGGCGTGATCCTCGCCGGTGTTTGCAGTGTCATTGACCGTGACCCACGGCAGCGCGGCGCCGGTATCGGTCGTCAGAATGCGGCAGAGGCCCGAATCGAGCATCGGCCCCCAAAGGGCGAGGGTCTTCGCGATCTCCGGCAGGAAGCCTTGCGGGACCGTGAAGCCGCCGGCGGTCGTGGTGCCCACCGATTGAGCCCGCTGTTCCGGAGTGAGGTTAGCGCGGAGGCCGGCTAGGCTGCGACGCTCGTCTTGCGACAGCTCTTCGACGCCATACTGCATGGCGCGAGAGAACAGCGCCCGCTCATCGGGCTGCTGATCGCCGCTGCGGTCCTCGCTGGAGCTGCGGTCGTCACGGTTCGGGCGGCGGCTGGTGTCGACCTCCCCGACGATCCGCGCGCGCTCTTCGAAGGCGACCTCGCGTTCGACCTGGGCCTGCAGGCGATCGAATTCGGCCATCGCCGTATCGTGCTGGGTGCGCAGTTCGGTGGCGCGGGCGTCATCGGTCGCGCTGTTGATCTGCTCCAGGCGCTCGCGCGCTTCGGAAACGATACGGGCCTGCCGCTCCCGCAGTTCAGTCAGTTGGCTCATGGAAGTCTCCAAGGATAGGCCGCACCATGCGGCCAGGCGGTCGCCCTGCGGGGTTGGCTACAGGCGCGAGATTTGACGGGCGCGAAGGTCGATTTCGACCTCCGCCCGAAGCTTGTCGGCGGCGCTGACGACGGGCCGCGAACCAGGTTCGCGGCGCGCTTCGCGAGCGGCGGCGAGGGACCGGACGCCGACCTCGGTGTCGTCATAGGCCGGGTAGGTCACCGGCGAGACGTCGAAGAGTTCGGCTTCGAGGATGGTCCGCACCGGGAGATCGCCGGTCTCATCCCATTGTTCCTTCGTGGCGCGGAAGGCGAAGGACGACTGGCTGACATCGCCGCGCTCGATCGAGACGACGAGGTCGCGCGCCCAGGAGGTGTCCGGCGGGCTGATCTCGTAGCGCAGGCCGGTGGCGTCTTCGCTCAGCTTGAGCGTGCCCGACACCGTGCGCCCCAGGACGAGGTTTTCATCATGGTTGAACAGGGCGCGGACGTCGTCACGACCGATCGCGGCGCTGAAGGCGCCCGGCGCGATGCGCTCGACGAAATAGCCCGCGATGTCAGCGTTGGAATTGAAGACAGCGGCATAGCCGACGATCATGCGCGGCTCTCCGTCAGCCGCGGCGCGAGCTTCGACCTGACCGAGGGTGCGCACTTCACGCGACATTGGCTGCGTCTCCGGATTGGTTCTGCGATGGGTCGGCGGCGGGGTCGGTCGCCGGCGCGGGCGTCAGGGGGATTTTGCCCGCCATTTCCAGCGGGACCGTCGCGCCCTGGATGTAGAGGCGGTCACCGCCCGGCGCGTCCGGGCGGTTCTCGGCGCGGCGCGCCTCGTTCGGCATGACAAGGCCGGTCTGAACGCCACGCGCCCAGCCTTCCATGCGGGTGCGGAAGTCGCCGCGCAGCAGGCCGTCCAACTCGAATTCGACGTATCGACCGGTCGACCGCGGGCCGTAGAGCTTCGCGTTCAGCTGCTGTTCCCACAGCTCGACCCACTGCGTGAGCGTGTGCTTCACGAAGTGGAGGTCCTGCTGCTCGGTGTTCGAAAACGTCCCGTGCGTTAGGTCCTGAAGGAAGACCGGCGGAAGGTCGAAGATCCGGGCGATCTGCTCGATGCAGAAGCGCTGAGCCTCGATGAGCTGACCCTTTTCCGGATCGAAGCCGATCGGCTTCAACTCGGTCCCGATCGGCATGTAGAGGATCGGGTCGCCTTTTGCGTTAGCGTCGCGAACCTGTTTCTCGACATCGCTCTTGCCGCGCGCCATCGCGCCGGGCGAACCGACGGGGGCTGACAGGGCCAGGGGCGGAACGCCGCCGTTCTGGAAGAACTTTGAGGCGTAGCGCTCAAGGGCGATCGCCAGGCCGAAGCTGTCGCGGAAACGCTCCAGCGGGTTGAAGTGGCTGACGCCGTCCAGCTTGGCGAGCCAGGTGATGTCGATCACGTCGGGCGCACCGTAATTGATCACCGGCCCGGCGTTGTCGCGGTACTCATAGACCGTGCGACCGCTGACACGCCGGCGCGTGGTGCGCGCGGTCTCGATCGGCCAGAGGTTGACCGGCTGCCGCGCGGCGTTGCGCTCGACGTAAGTCCGACCGGCGCCCGTCAGCAGGGTCGAAACCATCAGGTTCTTCCGCCACTCGAACGAGGTCAGAACGTCGTCGTTGACCGTGGTGGTCAGGATGCTTGAGAGCGTCCCGGTATCGACGCGCTCGCGGCCGTTCTCGCCGACCCGGTACTCGTGCAACGGCAGGCTGGCGATCGTCGAGGCGATGAAGTTCACCGCACACCAGACCGCCGGGACGCCGAGCGCACTTTCGATGGTCACGTCGACCCCGGCGGCCGAGATCCACGACCCGAAGAGTTGGCGGAAGGCCGACGGGTCACTCAGCGAAACGGCAGGGTTCTCGGGCGAGGTGTTGCGCCGCTCAGACCGGGAGATATCAAGGCCAAACAGCCGCATTCACCCAACCCCCATGCTGAACGTCTCGTCTTCCCAAGGGTTGGTGGCGACGGCTTCGCGCTTGGTCGTGATCCCGAGGCCCATAACCGTCGAGATGACGCCGTCGATCTTCTCGGCGGACTTGGCCTTGGACGGCTTGATGTTGCCGGCGGCGTCGGTCTCGACCGCGACGTTGCCGACGCACCACCTCAAGACCGGGTGGCCTCCGTGGGCGAGGTCGCCGGACAGCACCAGGCGTTCCAGTTCCTTGGCGGGCGCGCTCATGCTGGCGAAGCCTTGGCCGAACATGACGACCGGTAGGCCTTCCTCGCCCAGCTCGACGGCGAGCTGGGTGGCATTCCAGCGGTCGATCGCGAGGCCCATGACGCGGAAGCGCTCGGCGTCCTCGTAGATCTGCTGACGCACGAAGCTGTAGTCGAGCACGTTGCCCGGCGTGGCCTTCAGCGCGCCTTCGCGGACCCACCGTTCATAGGCGACGCGGTCGCGCCGCGTGCGGGCCTCGATCGTCTCTGCCGGGCAGAAGAACCGGGAGACCACATGCCAGGGCTCGCCCTCGTCCTGCGGCGGGAACACCCACTTCAGCGAGGTCAGGTCCATGGTCGAGGCGATGTCGAGGCCGCCCCAGGCTTCGCGCCCCTTCAGGTGCTCCGGAAGATCGGCCCAGGCGACGGCGCCGGCGCAGCGGTCCCAGCGGTCGAGCGAGATCCAGCGGACGTCCTGCGCGGTCCACTGGTTGAGATGGTAGCGGCGGAAGTCGTTCTCGAGCCTTGGGCTTTCCTGCGCCCGGCGGCATTCGGCTTCGAGGTACTCGCGCTTGACGCTAACGCCGAGGTTCGGGTTCGCCTTGGCCCAGGTGGCGGGCGCGGCCCAGTCGTCGTCGGGGTCGGCCGCGTAGATGATGACCAGGGTCTCGGGATCGATGGTCGGGTCTTCGCGGACCCGCATGCACTCTTCCCAGACCTGGGCGCCGTAGCCGCCCTGTTTGCCGGCGGTGGAGATCAGGAACTCCAGCGCCTGGCGGCGGGCGACGCTGGACTGGTGGACGAAGGTGTAGAGCTCGCCGCTCGGCCATTCGTGGATTTCGTCGCCGATCAGGCCGCTCATCGAGAGGCCATGTTTGCCTTCAGGGTTGCCGGACAGCGGCTTGAAGGCGGCGTTCAGCGACGGGCAGTAGATCGAGGGCTTCAGGCACTCCAGCAGCGGCGAGAGGGTCGGCGAGCGCTGCACCATGGACGTCGCCTTGGTGAAAACGAGGCGGGCCTGATCCTTGTCCTTCGCGATCGAGTAGACTTGGCCGCCGGGCTCGGCGTCGCCCAGCAGCGCGAGCATCGCGACGCCGGCCGCCAGCTCGGTCTTACCGTTCTTCCGCGGAACCCAGACGAAGCACCGGCGATAGCGGCGCGTGCCGTCGGCGCGCTTCCAGCCGAACAGCGGGCGGATGATGTCGTCGGCCTGCCACGCCTCCAGGCGGAACGGCCGACCGGCCCACTCGCCTTCGGTAAAGCGCAGATGCTGCTCGAAGAAGGCGACCGCCTTGTCGGCGGCCGTCGCGTCGTAGTGATAGGCCTCCGCCATCTCAGTTCAGCAGGCCGATGGGCCCCTCGATCGGACGGGCGGGCTCGGTCGGCTTGGCCGCCGGATCGCCGGGGCGCGCCGGGGCGTCGAAGAGGTCGCCCGTTCCGCCGCTGTTGGCGCGGGCGGCGAAGATCCGCTGACGCTCCGACGGGTTGAGGCCGAAGCGATCCTCGATCGCCAGCAGCTGGCGCTCCAGCCGATCGGCGATCAGGAACTCGGGCCGAGGCCGATGCACCGTGCCCGACGCCGTGGTGACGCTGTAGATCTCGGTCGTCTCGTCGAGCGCCTTCTGCATCTTCAGCCAGCGCGCGAGGTTGCGGCAGTAGCGGCCGAAGGCAGTCGCGTCGGCTTCGGTCAGCAACTTCGCGTTGGTGAGCGCGGCAGCCCGGCCGTTCCAGATTTCGAGCGCCTCGTCCTTCAGCCAGGTCGGCGCAGCGATGGCGCCGGCGCTGACCGGCGCGACCGGCAGAGCATCCTCGACCACAGGCCGCCCGCTCGACGCGCGCTGCCGCTTGATGGCGGCCGGCTTCGGCTTCGGACCTCGGGCCACAGCGCGCCCCCTCAAAAAAAATCCCGCCGAAACTCGCGAGCAAGAAAATGTGGCTAGAGCACCGGTCTTAGGCGTGAGGGCCCCAGACTTTGACCCACCCCCCTGCCCTACGCGGTCAGAGGTCGTCGTCGAGGTCGGCGGCGGCGCAGCCCGGGTCGGCGACGCCCCGAAGGTCGAGGGAGAGGCCCGCGGGCGTGACGCGGAGGCGGCGGACCGCGTAGCTCTCGACGAGGCCAACCTCGCGCAGCTTGTTCCAGGTGGAGCGCATGACGGGCGCTCGCTCACCGGCGGCGAGGAGGACGCCGTTCAGGTCGAAGACGCCATCGGCATTGCGGTTGCGCAGCCAGAGCAGCGCGGCCTTGGTCGCCGAGGTCACGTGTGCTTCGGGCCGTCGATCAGGGCGCGCATGGCGCGGGCGACGAGCGCGAGGGTCGAGAGGATCCCGACGATCCAGCCCACGATACCGGCGGCGATGATCGGCAGCAGGGTCGAGATCACGTCGCGCATCACATGACCTCGGAGAGAAGCGGCCGGCCGAGGCGGCGGGCCAGGGCGTCGAGGGCTGAGCGACCGCGGCGTTCGGCGGCTTGCTTGGGCCCGTTGTGGCAGTCGGTGCAGCAGGAGACCCAGAGGCGGGAGAGCCAGAACAGCACCTTGTCGAGGCCGTGCGGGTAGAGGTGGTCGACCAGGGCGGCGGCCGTGACGCGGGGCGGTTCGCCCCAGGCGCCGGCCTCGCAGTAGGCGCACAATGGATGCGCTTTCAGATAGGCGGCGCGGGCCTTGACCCACTTGCTGTCGTAACCGCGAGAGGCGGCTGATCCGCGGCGGGCGTCGGCCTCTCGGTTGCGCTCGACCTTGGAGCGCTGGCCAGAGGGACGGAACACCTGCGGCTTGCTGGGCATGGTCTCGCCTCAAGAACGGCCCGACCATTGGCCGGGCCAGTTGAGGGGAAGGCCCAGACGGGCGGGGTGAGGCTCGACAACGGGGCCAGGGGCGGCGCTACCCCGCTCGCCCAGGACGACGCGCCGAGCCTCTGACCTCATGTCGAAACGAAAAAGGCCCGCCAGCTGGTGCGCTGGGCGGGCCCTTGATGGCTGCCGCACACGGCTTCAAAAGCCGTGGGTGGGAGAGCGGTGGAGATGGTCGCCTCCTGAGCGACCGCGATCTGCCTACTGCCGCGGGATCTTCTGCGTCACCGCCGAATGACCCTCGTTGAGGAGGGATACCAGAAGTGATTTGCGAACCTCGTCAACACCCGTCGCATAGAGCCCATCGGCGCAGTCGCGCAGGTTCACCCACTGGCGACGGTCCTTCACCTTCGGCGCAGGCGGCGGCTTGGACGGATCGAGCAGGCCGATCGCCATGAATGCGTCAAACGACCGCGCCCGGATCGCCTCGACAAACTCCGGCTTCAGACCGCGCGGGTTCATCGGGTCGCACATCACCGACGAGACGCCGATCGTCGAGAACATCGCCTGCCAGCGGTAGGCGTCGAGCGTCGCCCGCGCGAACACGACACGAGGGAACAGCGGAACCGCGGTGATCCCACGCCGCTTGGCCGTCGCTGGCGGCAGGGGCCGCATCGGGCAATAGACCTCGAACCCCTGGGCCATCAGCCGGTCGCAGACCGACCGCTCTTTGCCGCCTTTGGTCACCACGATCAGCCAGGCCGCCGTCGGGCGACCGTTCTCGATCCGAGCCATCTCGCCGCGCATGGTCATGGCGTTCATCAATTCCCCCGTTGAGCAGATGGCGGCGCGAGCTGGGCGCCGTGGTGTTCGATGATCCGGCGCAGCGGCTTCAGCCGATCGAAGGCGACGCCGTTGGCCGCGGTCACGGTCTGGGTCTCGGCGCACCACGACGCCCGATCGAGGTAGGATCCCGCAAAGCCCTCGTCGCGCTCGGCGACCACGGCGGCGCGGATTTCCACCGGCCCGGCGAACCCGCTTCGCTCAGGCGCACTCGGCCTCGCGGTGGCGAGCGCTTCGGGCAGGTAGCCGCGCCAGGTCTCGTCGCGCAGGAAGCTGTCGAGCCCAGGCCAGCCGTAGTCGCCCTTGAGGCGGGTCGGATCGTTGGCGCAGGAGACGACCGCGGCGCGCAGCCGCTCGGCCGTCTCGGTCTGCCGGGCATAGGCCCAGGCCGCCCGCGCCGCCGGCCACTTGGTGAACCGCCGGCCTTTCAGCGGCCACAGGGTCGCGACTTCGTCAAATCCATCGTCACCCGGCTCGCGCACGCTGAGTGAGGGTTCTTCTGAGGGTTGAACTGAGGGTTCCTCTATGTCCCCTCGATTTGAGGGTTGGTAACCCTCGATTTGAGGGATGGTAACCCTCGATTTGAGGGATGGACCATCCCTCGATTTGAGGGTTGGACTATCCCTCATATCGAGGGATGGCGACCGCCGCCGACCGGGCTTGGCCTCGACCTCGGAACGCTCGGTTTTCAGCCGCTCGCGGACCTCCGGACTGCGGTGCAGGACATAGTCGTTGATCCCCAGCGTGCCGTCTTTCCGCCGTCGCGGCTCGCGGGAAATCCAGCCTTCCGACCACAGCCACGTCAGGTGGCGCTCGACCGTGGAGCGGCCCATGCCGGTCATTTCCATGATCCGCTCGACCGATGGAAAGCAGGTCCAATCCTCGCCCGAATGGTCGCTGCCGGCGTCGCCCAGGACGACCAGCACGAAGCGCGGCCCGGTCGGCAGATCGCTGTCGAAGGCCCAATTGAGAGCGCGGTTACTCAAAGCCAACCTCGTTCGCGCGCCAGCCAGCGCGGCATGGTGAAATCATCGGGCCGCGCGGGATCGTCGCTGCGGCTACACACGGACCGCGCCGCAAAGGCGGCCTTGGCGCTCGACACGCCGCGCGGCTTCAGGAACCAGGCGGCGGGCGTACTGCTGGCGCCCATCTCGATCATGGTGATCGTCACCGGCGTCGCGTCGCGCGGCAGCGTCTTGGGTGCCCCGAAGAGATCGCCCTGAGGGGTTGGAACTGAGGGACGGCGCTTCATGCGTCCTCACCGAAGAGCGGACCCGCGGCCTCAAGGCCCTTGTGGGACCGCCGCCCCGCGGAATGCGCACCCAGACCCTGCGCGTGCGCCAGCCGGCGACAGGCGGTCTCGAAGTGCCCGGGATCGTGCTCGATGCCGACGAACGATCGGCCGTTCATCACCGCTGCGACGCCCGTGCTTCCTGACCCCATGAAGGGGTCAAGCACCAGCGTCCCCGGCTCCGCCTGGACGTCGATGATCTTCGCCATCAGCGAGACCGGCTTCTCGGTCGGGTGATCACGATCCGCAGACACGCGCGGCGCCCGAAGCACGTTGCCGTGGCTCTTCGAGTGGTAGCGCGGGCCACCGATCGCGAAGTGCAAGATGCACTCGTGCTGAGCGCGGAATCCGGTGCCGAGGCCGACCGCCTGCTTGTCCCAAATCGGCATGGACTGAAAGCGCAAGCCCGCGCTCTCGATCGCCGTCGCGAGCAGCGGGACCATGCGCCAGTCGCAGAAGAACGAGGCCGTGCAGCCGTCATCGAGCGCATGGCCCTTGAAGGCGACCGCGACCGCCCGCAGCAGCCATTGCAGGCCGGCCGACGTCATGTTGTCGCCGCCGAACCACTCGCCCTCGCGTAGCGTCTCGGACCGGAGGCCCTGCCCTTTGGCGGAACGCTTGGCCGCCTCGGTGAAACCACCCGAGCAATAGGGCGGATCGCTGACCAGAGCCCGCGCCCTGAACGAGGGGTGCGATTGCAGCACGCCCAGCGCGTCGCCCAGGTACAGCGTCGCGTCGCCGATGACCTCGACGCGGCTCATTCCCCGCACCCGCGCCCGACCGCACCGGCGCCGCGCCCGTCGACGAACGCTTCCCACCGCACCCAGCCCTTGGCGCAATGAAAGCCCCAGACCCTCAGGCGCGGCCCGGTCAGGAACAGCGTCCAGCACGCCCCATCGACCAGCTCGATCCGATGCGCATGGCGGGGCCCGCGCAACTTCAGGTCGCCGGCCGCGCGTGGGGTGGCCAGGTGGACGCCACCGGCCCGGATCGTGTGCTCGACATAGGACCCGCGCAGCAGGATCGAGAGATTGACCCACGGATGGTCATGCAGCGCGCGGTCCTCGTCCGGCCTCAGGAAGCGGTGCAGGTAGACGTTGAACACCGGATTGCGCGGGAGCACCCACCAGCGCAGCAGGTACGGATCGTCCAGACCGCCGACGATGAAGTCGGGCGCACGCCGATGCGCCAGCCTGATCAACCGCCCCGCCAGCGGCCCCCTGATGAGTTTGCGGATCGCCCCCCCGAGCATGGCTTCCCCCTAGTCCGTATCCCCCGCCCGACGGCGGGAGGCTTGAGCCAGCGCGTGGCCTTGGGCGACGAGCTGCTGATCGAGATGGGCCGCGACGGCCTCGACGATCCGCGCCAGGGCGGCGCGGTGCTCCGGCAGGCCGGCGGCGACGAAGGCGCGGCCGAGCCCGAGCAAGGCGGTCGCGGTCCAGACGGCGGAGGCGTGGCGCAGCGGGAACGGCGCGCGCATACGCTCGACCTCGCGCTGCAGGCCGCCGGCCTCGAAGGCGTCGATCGCCTCGCCGGCCAGCACCCGCCGCGCATGGTCGCGCAGCAGGTCCAGCAGGGTCAGCCAGGCGCGCCGCCCATCCCCCTCGATCGCCGCGGCGGCGCGCGAGCGGCTGGCGAACCGGGTTCGCGCCACAGTCACGCCACACCCTCGGGAACAATTGCCCGCGCGGAACCGCTTAGAGCGTCGGGAATGTCCGCGCGGGCTTGCAACCGGCCCTTGGAGAGTAGAAAGGCCGCCATAAACCGCTGATCCATGTAGTGATGGATATTTCGCGTAGGTTCGCGAAGATATTCTGTAAATTTTGACTTAACATTCCGCCGCATTGTCGCAATCATTGAGCGAGCACACGGAAGTTGTGCACGCCAAGGTGCGCTCAGTTGCTTAGGAATTGGTAATATGTTGCAGACGATCTCCGCCACAGAAGCGCGCGCGACCCTGATCGCCCTGATTTCCGCTACGGCCGGCAGCCCGACCGGTGCGACCCTCTGTCGCCGGCTGCTGTCGGTGGCTGCGAACCTGGTGGCCGGCGAGCCGGAAGAAATCCGCACCCCGCCGTCTATGGCGCGAGCCGCGGAACCGGCCATCGCCCCGCAGCGCGCCGCGGAGATGCTGGCCGACCTGGCGATGCGACTGACGATGGCCTCCGAGCACGCGGAATTCCTCGCCGAACACGTCGGTTCGTGGAGCTCCGCGCCGCGCTGAGGCCGGGCCATCAGGCGTCGGCCCGGTCTTCGCCAGCACCGCGTAGGAGGTGCGACGGGTAGAAGTCTGCGGGCGTCACGGCCCCGGCCGTGAACCGCACGATCCGTTCGGCGAGTTCCTTGCCCGGCACGCGCCGATTATCATCGCTGAACGGAAGGCGGATCTTACGAACGGTTTCGATCGAGCAGCCGATCGCCTCGGCGACCGGCTCCAGGGTCAGACCCCGCCGCCAGCACCATTCGTCAAACTTGTTTCGGCCGATCTCGGCCACAGGCTCGGTCATCCGCGACGCCCCCATTCTGCGTCGCTGTTGAATTCGCCGTTGATTTGTTGTTTGGTGCAACGGAGAAGTTTGCGGAAGGAGCAACAGTTGGGGATGCTTGAGGTCAACGGCTACGGCGCGCCCTATCGCCGCATGCCGTTGACCAGCTCCCCCGACAAGGCCGAACAGCGTCTCCTGGGCGAAGCGCTCCGGATGATCCGCGAAGATCGCAAGAAGCTGCAGAAGGACGTCGCCGAGGCGCTGGGCGTGAAAACCCAGACCTGGAGCCTGTACGAGAAGGGCGAGCGAGGCTTCACGGCCGACCGCATTGCCGACGTGCTGCGCATTCTGGGCGCATCGGAATATGACCTGGACGTCGCCAAGGCCCGCGTTCTGGGCGCGCCGGAGCGGCCACGCGGGATCGAGGACCGCCGGTCAACCTTCGTGTTCGACGTGTTCGGCCGCGCCAGAGCTGGCGCCCGAGGCCCAGAAATCTACGACGTCGCCGAGCCGCTGCGCCGGATCGACCTTGGCCAGATCCTCGGCCGAGCCACCGACGCCCTGCAGGTCGCCGGCGACAGCATGTCGCCTTGGGCCGAGAGCGGCGAGATCGTGCTGTTCGACCGCGAACGCCCGCCCCGCCGCGGCGGGGGCTGCGTCGTCGAGCTCAACAACGGCGACGCCCACGTGAAGATCTACGAGAAGTCCGACGGATCGACCCTGTTCGTGCGCGAGCTGTTCCCTGAGGAACGGACCATCACCTTCGCGCTCAAAGACGTCAGGGGCGTCTATCCAGTGACCTTGCGCGGCGACTGATCGCCACCGCCATCACCCCAGATAGTCCGCCGCCGGCTCCGACCTGGAACCATCCGCCGCGCGCGTTGGCATGACGTCTCGCCCACAGTAGCGGCAGACCTTGGCCTCGGCCTTGATGATCTCTGCGCAATGGGGGCATTTGCGCGTGTCGCCGCCGACCAAGGCGCGCGCCTCCACGCCCGTCGCGTTCGGTCGGATCACCAGAACGTGGATGATGGCCACGACGAACAGCAGCGTTCCATAGATCCACCGGCCGAAGAACCCGCGGCCCTTCGCCTGGGCTATCACCCCGACCAGAGCGCCCAGCACCATGGCGACGAGTATAATCCCGATCATTGGCCCCTCCCCAAACGCCCAAGTTGTCGAGCTTCGCCAGGCCGCGGTCAAGCCGAGGACGAGCGCGCTACATTGCACGCAATGGACCGTAACCATTGATCCGTTGACTGGTTCAACAAAACACTGTTGATTTCATCTCGCTTCGGACGGCGAGGCCGCGGCGACTAGGCGTCGCACTCGACCGTCCCGAAGCGGGGGGCTCTCATGTTGCAGCCGCGAACCGGGTTCGCCACCGTCCACGCCTTCCCGCCCAGCCGCATCGTCCGCCTGCCGGCCGACGCCCTGACGCCGGACGCCGTAACCATCACCCACCAGGGCGAGAGCCGGGTCTATGACAGTCCTGCCGCCTTCCTCGCCGACGCCCGCGAAAGCGATCCGGAGCTGGCGCGCCTGCGGGCCGAAGCCCGCGGCGCCGCAGCCCGCGCCGGCGAGCTGCACGCCAAGGTCCAGGCGGCGCTAGAGCGCCACGCCGCTCGCGCCCAGATCCTCGACGATCTCTGGACGCTGTTCCTGATCGCGGCCGGCGCCGGCGCGGCTGCGGCCGTCGTCGTGTTCGGGGCCGGGCTATGAGCGCCCTCCGCCAACCCGCGCCCTTACTCGACCGCGCCCGCCGCATCCTGCAACCGACGATCTTCCTGCCGGGTCTGCCCAGCGCCGACCCGGTCGAGCTGGCGAACTGGGACGAGCTTGAAGCCCGGCTGCGGGAGATGGCCGCCGGCCGGCCGCTGACCTTCATGCCCGGCCGCATGGCCTATCCCGGTTTCGACGACCTCTTCGGGATCACCGTCCGCGCCGGCGGCGACTACGTCTGCGCCGTGGCCGATCGCTGGCACGACGAACGCGACATGACCATCGCGCTCGCCGAGCTGCGGAGGCTCGCATGAACGCGCCCCTGCGGAAGCCTCGGCTCGAACCCTTCACCCCCGCCCAAATCGATCAACTTCGCGCCGCGCTGCGCGCCTGGGTCGGGCGCATCCACCGCCCGGTCGTTGGCGTCAACCGAGCCCTCGAACGCGTCACGGACACCCACGCATGACCGCCGGGCGTCAGACCACGCGAAAATCCGCCCGCAAGTCCGCCCGCCGCCCGCGCCAGCCGTGGGGCTGGTGGCAGGGCCGCCCGCAGCAGCTGATCGAGCGCTATGCCGACGCCGGCCGAACCGCCCGCGAAGCCGGCGAAGCCCTCGGCGTCACCAAGGCCGCCGTCATCGCCCGCGCCAACCGCACCGGCGTCCAGTTCGAGCCGCTGCCCGAGACGATGTCGGCGCTCGGCGTCAAGGCCGGGCTGGCCTCCGCCGCGGCCCGCCGGGCGCGGGCGCTGGAGGCCTGCGGATGAGCGCCGAACTCGACCGCGAAGCCTTCGTCGAGGCCATGGCCGACCACTACGTCGGGCAAACCAACCTCGCCCGCACCCAGGCCCTCGAATACGCCTGGATCACGCTCTCCGAGCACCTGAACGACGAGGGGATCGAGTTCGGCGCGGACGGCTACGCCTGGACCGCCTCCGGCGCCGTCGCTCTCGTCGACGAAGAACTGACCGGCTGGGCTGACGCATGACCGCGCGCCGCCCGATCGTCGATTGGCAACCGCCGCGCACCCTGCGCGTGCGCCTCGCCCGCTTCCTTTCATCCCTGATCACCCGCACCGCCCGCACCCGCACCGGAGCCTGACGCATGAAGCTCACCGAACATGCGGTTTCCGCCGCCCCGCTGCTGACCGCCATTGCGGCCGGCGGCGACCTCTCGAACGCCGCCCTCGCTCAGGCGTCCGGCCGGCAAGCGAACAACATGGCCCGCGACCTGACCAACCTCGCCAAGACCGGATGGATCGTCCGCGAACCCGGTTCGCCGCCGGCCCTGACCGACGACGGGCGCGCGATCCTCGCGGCCTTGGCGCGCGCCGAGGGCGAGCACCAGGCCGGCGCCGCGGCGATCGAGCTGCCGCTGCACCTGATCGACGAGAACCCCGACAACCCGCGCCAGGGCGAATGCGACGAGGCCGACGACGAGCTGACCGCCTCGATCGGCAAGGACGGCGTGCTGCAGCCGATCATGGTGCGCCCCTATGGCGAGGACGGCCGCTACATGGTGGTCATGGGCGCGCGCCGCCGCCGCTGCGCCATCGCCGCCGGGCGGCTGACCCTCCCCTGCGTGGTGCGCGACCTCGACGACGCCAAGGCCTTCGAGATCGCCACGATCGAGAACCTGCAGCGGGAGGACATGAACCCCCTCGACGAAGCCCGCGCCTTCAAGCGCATCGTCGACGACCGGCTGGTCGCGGACCCGACGCTGAAGCTGCGCGAGGCTAAGGAGGTGATCGCCCAGGCGACCGGCAAGTCGGTGCGCTTCGTCGAGCTGCGGCTGCAGCTGCTGGACCTCTCGCCGGTCCTGCAGGTCGAGATCGCCATCGGCGTCACGACGCCGAAGGACGCCATTCAGCGGCAGCGCCATGCGCCGAAACTGAACCCGAAGATCACGCCGCGCCAATGGCTGATCCTGGTGGAGGTGTTCGACAAGGCGAAGCGGGAACCGACGGACGACAGCGAATGGTCGCCCAAGACGCTCTGCCGCCAGGACGCGCGCCTGAGCATCGAAAACGACCCCGACGCGAGCCTGCTGCTCGGGGCCGCCACCAACTACATGCTCAACCAGCCAAGGGAGATTTACGAGCATGGCGAGGACACTGGCCGTCAGGAGGTCGGCATTCATTCGTCGGCGGTGTTCCAGCTCCGGTTGCTCGCCGCTGACCGCCTCGGGATCGAGGAACCGGACCTCGACGACGATCAGGTGCGCGCGAACCTTCTGGCCGCGCTGCGCAGCGCTGCGTTCAGCGACGAGCCGTTTGATCTGCGCGAC